TACCAATGGTCCATGTGAATCTCTTTTTGAAGTCTTCTTGTTTTTGAAGTTTATCTTCTAGTATCTTTATTTTATCTTTCAGATCATCTATGTCTTTAACAAAACCACCGCTTTTGGTAAGTGCATTACCAAGAATAGCGTCTACTACTTGTGTTAGTTTAGTGTCTATTGAAGTCATTTTTTCCTCTAGATCGTACAATCTTTGGTCCATGCTTTTCAGTTCTTTTTCTACCTGTTGTTCAAAAGGTTGTGCCATGTTAATAATCCGTAAAAGTTAATATAACGCAAAATGCCCAGCCTGTTCTGACTGGGTATGTTGGTTAGTATATAATTGAACAACAAATATAATTGTTTATATTATAAATGTAAAGCCCTGAAAATAACTATTATGCATAATATAGCATAACGTAAAAATATTTTTTATATCTTTGATTTTTAAAACCTAACCAATGAAAATATTATATCTAGCACCTCATTTATCTACAGGAGGAATGCCAGCTTTTCTATTGAAAACAATAGAGACACTTAAAGATGATGTTGAGATATGTGTTGTAGAATACGCATGTCACAGTCTTGATTATGTTGTACAGCGTAATGCCATTATGGATCTGGTACCTGTACACACATTACATGAAGATAAGATGGAACTCTTTAATGTGATAGAAGAATTCAAACCAGATGTTATTCATATACATGAACCATCTGAGAGATTGGATAGAAGAATGATCAGTAAACTGTACAATAACAATAGAACCTATCGTATTGTAGAAACATGTCATGATGTAGCATTCAATCCAGATGAAGAAAAGATCTTTCATCCAGACTATTATGCATTCTGTACACCTTATCATGTAGAAGTGTATGAAAAAATGCCATCTATGTACAGCGTTATTGAGTTTCCTATTGACAATCTTAGAGTGTCTGAAGAAGATAAATATGAGGCTAAGATAGAGCTAGGCATGGATCTTAAGATAAAACATGTGGTTAATATTGGTCTTTGGACTCCTGGAAAGAATCAGGGTGAAATGTTAGAATTATCAAGAAAAATGCCAGATGTGGCATTTCACTTTGTAGGAAATCAAGCTGGGAACTTTGAACACTACTGGGGACCACTCATGAATGATGTTCCAGAGAATGTAAAGATATGGGGAGAAAGAGATGATGTTGATAAGTTTTTAGATGCTGCAGATGTGTTTATGTTCAACAGTACGTGGGAATGCAATCCTTTGGTAATACGAGAAGCTATAGCTAAGGGTAAGAAGATCATTGCTAGAGATCTTCCTCAGTATAAGAATATGTTCACTAGATACATTACTAATCTAGATCCTAGAAAGTTAAAGAGTCAGTTGGAAGATCTTCTTATAGATAAAACAGAATATAGTATTTCTCCAAACAATACTTCTATAAACTTTAAAAGTAAATTAATGTCACTATATAGAGTGGTAACAGAATTTGATATTATGAAAAACGATTTAAAAGATTATAAGATTACACAACACTTTGTGGGTCAACCGTTTATAGAGATCACAGGGACAAGTGAAAGTGATTTTACTGTTGAATTCTATGATGAATCAGATAACTTATTCCATAGAGACGTAGTGAAGATTAATCATTGGGTAAAACTTAGTAGAGAATATTATACACAATGGACTACTAAAGTGTATAGAGATGGTGAATTAGTATACATTAACACATTGGATTATACAGGTAAGAGAGTGTATATTGCTTTTGATAGTTCTTCATTAGGAGATAACATTGCTTGGATACCATATGTAGAAGAGTTCAGAAAGAAACATAATTGTGAAGTGATTGTATCTACATTCAAGAACTTCTTATTTGAAAGTGAGTATCCAAATATTGAGTTTGTTGAGCCAGGAGCTGTAGTTCCTAATGTATATGGTATGTACAAGATTGGTTGGTTCTATGATTCAAATAAAGAACCTGTTCTTCCTAACACTATTCCATTACAACAAGCAGCTACAAATATTCTAGGTCTTGAGTATACAGAAATAAAACCTGAAATAATTGGTAAAGAGGAAAGTGTTGTTCTTAAACCATATGTTACAATAGCAACTAACTCCACTGCAGGATGTAAGTTCTGGACAAGAGAAGGTTGGCAAGAAGTAATTAACTACTTAGATGACCAGGGATACTTAGTGTTCAACACATCTAAAGAATCTAATCCTTTTGATAACTGTCAACCATTAATCGATACAAGTTTACCAAGAACTATGAGTGCTATATACAATAGTAAGTTCTTTATAGGACTTTCTAGTGGATTAAGTTGGTTAGCCTGGGCTCTTGATAAAGAAGTGATTATGATTTCCAACTTCACAGAAGAAGGACACGAGTTCAGTTGTCATAGAGTGACTAACACTAATGTATGTCATGGTTGTTGGAATGATCCTAAATATAAGTTTGATAGAGGAGATTGGAATTGGTGCCCTGTACATAAAGATACAGACAGACAGTTTGAATGTCACAAAGAAATAACACCAGAGATGGTCATTACACAAATAAAAAAGCTCCTTAATTAGGAGCTTTTATTTTATGCGTTTGGTTTAACAACTTTATCCTTCATAGGACCTTCTGGTCTCTGATCTGGTGGTGTCGATATCACCTCAATAGCTTTAGCAATTACTACAGCTTGTTGTAATGTGAATGCTCCTTTTAATTGAGCATCATTAGCAGCTTGAATCAATACACCAAGTGCATCATTTGGAGTCATGTTTTCCATAATATTGTTGATTTAGAATACAAATATAACACTTTTTATTTATACATTACAATCAAATTGTGTAGTAAATGCAGATCCAGTCCAATATCTAACTATTACACCATTGGAATAATACCCAACTGAAGCAAGAATTGTATTGCTACAATCTGCTCTTTTTAAACTTGTAGCATCTGCAAGAGTGCTTCCCACCATACCAACTCCTGTAAGGATACCAAAATTATAATTTGAACAAGCTGTATTATAGTTTGTTCTATTAAATCCAAAAGAAGTATTGGTACATGATACTGGTGGACTATATCCATAAAATTCAGATATAGCATCAGGTGTACCTTTTCCAGCAGCAACACTCAATGCATGTAATGAACCACTAGAACTTCCTAATGCTGTACGAATCATACTTATAGATAAAGGTCCTGAAGTTGGTAATGCCATTTGTTATTAGATTTGCGTTGTTGTACTAGTTGTTGTTGGTGCCCAAGGAGAAGGTACTGGTTCATACTTAGGATTGATTTGTGCTTCAATCTGTTTTGTAATACGCTCTTGCATATGTACTTTATCAGAAACAGCCTCTAACCAAGCTACAACATTTTCTGGTTGTAATTGTGCAAAAGGAATATAGTTTTCTGTATCTTCAGGAAGAGGCATAGGTGTTGCTCCTGCAAATGTTCCTTGAATACCATCTTCGTTTACACCAACATAATTATATCTAACTCGTGTAACTACGTCTGTTAATTCTCCCAACACTGGAGCTATCTCCAATTTCATTGTGTCGTCTGTTAAAAATGTGAATGTGATTGCCATTATTTATTTATTAATTTATTTACTAATTGTTTTAATTCCTCAATTTGAGTTTATATTTCCATACAAATCCATATGCTTGTTTATATCTTCCTTTACAACATCTCATTATAGATGTTGACGAATCTTTCTTTAATTCTCTAGTAGCGTCTATAATTCCATCATGCTCTTTTATAAAATTACCAAGTAAATCAAACTGCAATACTGCAACTTTTTTGCTTTTACTCATTTTATTTTTTGCTATATCAGACATCTTTTTACCTTTACTAGCAATAGATAAATTAAGTTTATGAGTTTCACTAGGGATATATTTTCTACCTACTGTACCTTCTCCTCCATTTGTCATATTTGCAAGAGTTCCAGTTTGTAAATCAATTCTTCCATGTAAAGATATAAACTCTATTTCTTTTTTACAAGCGTCTTCCCAGCTTATATTATCAAATAAAATTTCTACTTCATACTCTGATTTACTAACTATACGTGTCCATATAATATTTCTTTTTCTTTTTGTAGTAGCTCTATATTTATCATCATTAGATATCCCAATATAAAAAGGTTCGTTTTTATCAA